TGATACTTGGGATGAACCTCTTTCACCTTACGCTGCAAACTATCCGCATAATAACGTATATCAAACTCCCAATGGTTTAGTTCAAGAGTTTGACGATACCCCTAATAACATGCGTTACCATCGCTATCATCCTTCAGGTACATATACTGAGACGGATGTTAATGGAACTGAAGTACGGAAAATAGTAGGTGATAATTTTTATATTGTAGAACGTAACGGTTATATTTTTATTGGCGGTGAAGCCAATATTACTGTATCCGGTAAGTGTAATATTATGGTAATGAGTGATTGTAACCTTCAAGTAGAAGGTAAGCTTGATGCAGTTGTAAAAAATGACATTAACATGACTACATCAGGTAACTTCAATCTTAACGTTAAAGAAACTTTTAAAGTTAGAGCTGACGATTTTGTATTAGAGACCGTAAAGTATAATCATACTAATGTCGGTGAAATGAAAGTTAAGTCTAGCGGTATTAATACACAAGCTGATAATATCGATACTACCGTAACAGATAACTTTAAACTTACAACTAAAAATCATAATGTAACAGCTAGTGAAAACTCATTTCTAAGCGCTGTGGATATTAATAACACTTCAAGTGGTAAAATAGTACAACAAGCTTCAGGTAAAATATCTTTAAATTCTAGTGATGTAGTATTAGGTAACGGTGGAACTGTTAATATTAATGCAGGTTCTTTGAAAGCAACTACAACTGCAAAAGAAACACAAGGCGGTAATTTCTACCCCGTATCTACTTCTGGCCCTGCATCCCCAGACAGTGCTGCAGCTGCTTCTGGTGCAGTAGCAGTTGATCCTGCGCTAACTGGGTTTATAATTCCAGCTGATAGATCTAATCCAGATAGAACTCCTAGACCTGCTCTACCTCAAGTATCTAATAGAGTTGTACGTGCAGGTATTGAGAATGACGATGGTAACAGATCCAGTGTACCTCTCTACCCTGGCTATAACTCTTCAGCTCCTTATACTAACAGCTCACAGCAGTTTATCGCACCAGCCGGTCTCTCTCCGTTACCTACTTTATCCCCTACTGGCTCAGATAATGATTATTCTAGTGAAACAAGATTTACCGGACAAGAACAACTAACAAAATACATTAAGCTTAGAGATGTATCTACTAATGCAGTATTTGGTCATATGGTAAGATCACAAGCTGGACTAACAGCAGGACAGATAGTAACCAACCTACAGCATCTAAGCTTAAATGTTTTGGATCGCATCGTAGAAAAATACGGAAGAGGTTCATTTATTATCACATCTGGATTTAGACCAGAAGCACAAGCTAGAGGCGGATCAGGTGTGAGCCAACATGGATTAGGTCAAGCTGTGGATATTCAATTTCCTTCATTAAGTAATAGCGATTATGCTACTAGAGCGCAGGAGTTAATTGAAGTAATAAGTTTTGACCAATTACTGCTTGAGTATCAAACAACAGGATCGGGAAGACCATGGATTCATATTTCTTATAAACCTCAAGGTAATAGAAGACAGTACTTTACAATGATGAACCATCAACGCGTTTCAGCAATACAGACAGCATAAAAAAAATGTTCGTAGAATTAGCAGGTGCTCAAGAACGTGAGCGTAGAATGGGAGAGATTCTAAACAGATTAGGATCTCTCAACCAAGAACAAACAGGTCAACTACAATCTTTACTTAATACTCAAAGATTGGTAAATAGTGCTACAGACCCATCTTCATTTCCAGTAAATGGAGATCCTGATTCTATTCAGAGAAGTCTCAGCTCAGCTATGTCTGGTAGAAACGAGACTTTAAGATCAAACATGACTCAAGTACTTGGATACTCACCTTCTGATAGTGACGTTAAAGAATTACTCAAAATACAAGAGTCTTTTGGTGGTAGTATAACTGAAGCGTCAAACGTAGTAGCTAAAAATATTAATCAGGTAGAGGGTGGAGTAGGTAAGTTTCTAGAAGCTATTGATACAGGTATTACAGAAGGTATTACAACAGTTACTTCCGGTATAGGTTTACTGCTTGATAAAGCTCAACAAGAACTGGCTAGCGCCACGCAAGATCTATTACCCTCAGCTAATTCTATATTACCGGCCGGTACTGCTTCTCAATTACAATCGTTTTTAGGCGATACAAATGAGCTTATTAATAAGCTTACCGATTCAGTAAACTCGCAGTTAAATTCAGTTATGAACGATATCGATTCTGCTTTTGCAGATTTATCTAACGGAATCAATACGGGACTTAAGGGTATAGCTAACTCCAATGTAATCTCTGACATTACAAAAAATATTAATCAGACGATTAGTTCAACGTTTAACTCAGTGCCAACAGCACCTATTCCTCTTAATACAGACGGTCAGATACCGAGTAGCTTACCTCTTTCTCCTCCTACAGATGTAAGTTCTGCACCTATTACTTTACCCAGATAATAGAAATAAATAGAAAATAAACCGAGAAAAAAATGTCCAGTACTATTCAGTCTAACGTCATATATTCCGACTTTGATATTAACCTTAATATCAATCCTATCTCTAATGACGTGGGGCGAATTACAAACGAATCAGCAGTTCGTAGATCTATACTGAATCTATTACAGACTGATTTTTATGAGCGGCCGTTTAAACCCGATATCGGTTCAAATATAAGAAAGCTTCTCTTCGAACCACTTACTCCGATTACTATTGAACTATTACAAAAAAGTATTAACGACGTTATTAGTAATTATGAGCCTAGAGCTAATCTAATAGATGTAATCTGTACACCATACGAAGACAATAATGCTGTTGACGTTACCATTGTTTTTTCCGTAATAAATAGAGAACAGCCTATTACCATGCAAGTTACGTTAGATAGGATAAGGTAATGTCAGATTTTCTACCAGTTAATCAATTAGATTTCTCTTCTCTGAGAGAAAATCTCAAGACATACCTACAAGGTCAAAGCAGATTTGCTGACTATGATTTTGAAGGGTCTAATATCTCTGTATTGCTAGACATACTAGCCTTTAATACATATCAGAATGCGTTCTATCTTAATATGATAGGTAATGAGATGTTTCTTGATACTGCTACGTTACGCGATTCGGTTATATCACATGCTAAAGAACTAAACTATTTACCTAGATCCTATACATCAGCTGCTGCTACTGTTAGAGTTAATGTTAACGTAACAAACAATTCAATATATTCTATTACTGTACCTCAGTATTATAAATTTACAGCTACTACTTCGAACGGCACTTATACCTTCTCTACTGCTGAACCTTACGTAATCAATAGAAATGCAAATAATCAATTTGTTAGAAATATTGATATTTACGAAGGTGTTTTGCTTACAGAGAAGTTTGTTGTTAATACTAGTATCGAAAATCAAAGATTTCTATTATCTAACCCAAGTGTAGATACCGATAGTATAGAAGTATTTGTACACCCTACAGCTAACTCCTCTACTAACACAGAATATACGTTTACATCTAGCGTATTCGGCCTTAACGCTAACTCTACTGTGTTTTATATTCAGCCTGCTGAAAGCAGTAAGTATGAAGTTCAGTTTGGTGATAATGTAATAAGTAAGAAACCCGCTCACGGTAATATGATTGCTGTTAAGTATAGAGTTTCGTTGGGTGCTGCTGTTAACGGGGCGAGTTCTTTTTCCCCTCAAACTAATATTGACGGTTATTCCGTCACTGCTTCTACAGTATCTGCAGCTGCAGGTGGTGCCGAGAATGAGAGTTTATCCTCAATAAAATTTAATGCTACTAGATTCTTTCAAACTCAAGATAGATTAGTAACTAAAGAGGATTATAGAGCGTTAATTCTTGCTAATTTTCCTGAAATCAAATCAATAAGTGTATATGGTGGCGAAGAGTTAATTCAAAACCCACAATATGGTAGAGTAATACTATCTTGCGTAACACAATCCGGAGATAATATTACTCAAACTACAGCTGATAGATTACTAAGTTTTGTAAAAACGCGATCCCCTCTAGCTATTAACCCCCAACTAGAAACTCCAGAATATCTAGATCTAGGCGTAACTACAAACGTTAGATATAATAGTAACCTAACTACATTAACTGACAGTCAAGTTAGTAGCCTAGTTGCTAATACTATCAACAACTTTAACAATACGTACCTTATTGACTTTAAGAAGACGTTCAGATACTCTAAGTTAGTTAGTGATATCAATAACACTCATGCTAGTATTTTAAGTAACGAAACTACTGTAGTAATGGCTAAGACTATTATACCATTATTAAATGAGAACTATGCTACCACTATAGATTTTAATAATGCTATAGAGAGAGACGATTATAATGTTTCCAGACCGTTAACTAACGAGTTTACACTTTACTCGTCAAGCTTTACTTACAACTCTAGAGAATCATATTTTGGTGAAGACGGTGCAGGTAAATTATTCATTTTTGAAAATACTAGTGCAGGTAGAAATATTTTAAAAACAGACGCTGGAACTGTTGACTATGAAAATGGTATAGTTAACATTGCTACAGTGGTAATAGCTGACTATAGCGGCGACGGCATTACGTTTACTGCTACCCCTAGAAATCAAGATATTACTTCTAATAGAAACACAGTAATAAGAATAGACGTAGCTTTAAACAATATTTCATCTACAGCTGTTAAAGAATAATGAAGTTTATAGAGAAGAATATATCTCAATTTATTGAGTCACAATTCCCGGCGATATACCGAGAAGACGGACCTGTATTAATTGAATTTGTAAAGTCATATTTTGAATGGATGGAACAGCAAGATAATACTCTGTTTAAAACTAGAAGATTATTTGAATACAGAGATATTGACTCTACACTAGATGAGTACATTGTACATTTTAAAAACAAATACGCTGTAGGTTTAAAGTTAGAGACAGAAGCTGATAAAAGACTTTTATTAAAAAATATTCAAGATCTTTATAAATCTAAAGGTTCTGAACGCAGCTATGAGATATTATTCAGAGCGTTATATAACGAGGACGTCTCTATCTATATCCCAGGAGATGATATATTAAGAGTATCTGACGGCGAGTGGGTAGAAGGTAAATTTCTTGAAATAACTAGCACTGCAAACAATATTCAAGATTATATTGGTAAAAAAATAACCGGCGTCAATAGCGGTGCAACTGGTATTGTCGAGAACTACTCACAACGTATTTCTAATAGAAAAGTAGTTGATATACTAGAGATATCAAACGTACAAGGATCTTTTGATTTTGGCGAATCACTTTTCTCCGGTACAAATAATAATATTATTGGAATTAATATACCATCTACCGTAGGTTCATTATCTGCAATAGGTATAATCGATGGTGGTGCTAATTTTGAAATAGGTGACATTTTAAATGTAGAAGGTAAAGGCTTTGGCGGTAAAGCAAAAGTAGTATCTACAACCAGGCAATTAGGACGTGTTACTTTTAAATTAGAAAATGGTGGCACTGGTTATTCTCTAGATGCACTAACACAGGTATATCCTAAACTACAACTGCAATACTCATCTAATACTGGTAATATTCAAAATAACCAATTAATTTTTCAAGTGAATGAAAGTAATACTATAATTGCAAATGGTATTGTTACCGAAACAAACTCATCTGTTATTACACTTAAGCAATACACAAGCGGCTTTACTAATGGATCTACAGTAAGAACCGCTATCAATTTAATAATCGACGTAGCATCTGGTACTTTCTCAAATGGTGAAGTAGTCTATCAGGCAAATAGTTCTGCTAACGTTGCTGTAGGTACTATAGTTGGCATAGTACCTAATGTAGGCAACACTTCATATTATGTTTCTAATGTAACGGGTGCCTTTACTACTTCAGTATATTCTACCAGTGGAAATACTTTTTTACTTGTAGGTAATACTTCTAGCGCGCAAGGATTTATCTATAACGTAATAGGAGGTAGCAATACTGGTACCGCTACTGTAGCTAATATAGTTGGTGGAGGTACAGGTGCTACTTTTAGAATCGGCGATATAATCGATAAAGAAATCGTTACTATTAATACTGATTATATTAGAGATAGACTCGATACAAAACTGCTTGTTTTTAATGAGGGATTACCAGCTACAGGAACGGTTGCTACTACTAGTGGAAGTAATACATTAACCGGTACAGGTACTACATTTACTACCGATTTAGTAGTAGGGAGTTACATTCAAGTAAATACTAGTACTTCGAAGGAAGTTCGTCAAGTATCTACAATTGCTAATAATATCTCTTTAACCGTCACAGAAAATTTTAGTAATACACAAAGCGGTGTACAGTACTTTAAAGATCAAGCTAATTATCTTTTTCAGAAAGTATCATCTATCGCAGATATAGAAAATCTAGCTACCACCTTAACAAACGCGCTAACATATGAAGAGTTTGAGATAGGTACTATTAGTTATCTCGCTGGTATTAATCCTGGTACAGGTTATTCGTTAAACCCTTACGTAAGCGTAACAGAGCCTCTTATTGCTGCACTAGAGCAGCCAGGTGTAGCTGGTAGATATAAGGGTGCTGATGCTATAGTAGATGCATTTGCTGGTACAGGTCAAGGTATTGCACTTGCTACTAAAATCGTAGATAGTGGATTAGGTTACGAACCCGGAGAAAGAGTAACTCTATCTTCCCCGGATAGTAGTTTCAGCGTCACAGGAGCTGCTATTGTATCAAGCGAAGGTAAAAAAGAAGGTTACTGGAAATCAACTAGAGGGTTTTTAGACTCCGACAAATATATTCAAGATAGTAAATATTATCAAGAATTTTCGTATGAGTTAAGGTCCTCAGTTAATTTCAACGAATATAAAGATGTGGTATTAGCCATGGTTCATACAGCGGGTACAGAATTGTTCGGTAAATATATCATATATGATAACCTTGATAGTACTGCAGAATACATGAGCAGCTCTATAACCCTTACATAAATAATTCATAAGATTTTGGGTAGCTAATATGGCTGGAATTATTACAAAAAAACTACAAGTCGATATTGCGCAGCAATTCATTGATGACGTTAAAAGCGACGAAAACAATTATTATGTTTTCACAGCGAAATCAACGCCTTGGCCTGATGACAATAATCCACCTACTGCTAACCAAGCTATAAGCAACTATGATCATAATGTTTATAACAATATTTTATACGGCAAAGAAGTAACCAATAACGACATCATACTAATGGTTCCTCGCTATAACTGGACCAACAATACATCATACCCTGCTTATGATAAAGATGATAGTGATATCTTTAACAAACAGTTTTTTGTTTATAATTCTAGTAATAGAGGCGTTTATAAAGTACTAGAATCAGGTAGTGGTAACTCTGTAGTGTTGCCATCTATAGTATCTACCTCTTCATTTAAAACTTCTGATGGGTACGTATGGAAATATATGTACACAGTAGGTACTACTGAGCTCAGTAAATTTGGCTCTAATAATTATATACCTGTAACTTCTAATAGTTCTGTTACATCCGCGGCTACACCTGGCACTATCGATACAATAAAGGTAAATAGTGGCGGTACTGGATGGGCAGCTTTTAACACAGGTGCACTTCAAGCTGTTGTTAATTCAAGCGTAATAACTATCTCTAGTAATTCATCTACTAATACTAATTTTTATTCAAACTCAGCTATTTACTTAAAGAGTGGTTTAGGATCCAGTCAGTACAGAACAATTATTAGCTATGACGGGCCTTCGAGAAGAGCTGTACTAAATGATGCTCTAGACCTTAAAACTAATATTGTTCTAACAGGCATTACCGGTACGTTTAGCGTAAATGATACTGTTACACAGAACTTAGTAGCTCTTTCTATTACATCACAGTCTGGATACTTACAACCTGGTGATACTATTACACAGAGTAACTCTGGTGCAACAGCTACTATTATCACGTCCAATAGTTCTCTCCTTAGAGTAAAGCCTTTAACTGATGATGCTTTTGTTCTAGATAAGGCGATTGATGCAGGTAGAGGTACAACATTAGGTAATAGTACAGTAACGGTTAATACTACTAGTAATACTGTGAATGCTGCAGCCAATGCGCTATTTACTACTTTATATGCTGTCGGAGACTATATTAAGGTTGGAAGCTTTTTTCATCGTGTAACTGCTGTAGCTAATAATACAAGACTTACTATTGCAGGGCCTTTTGATGCAGCTTATACAGCTAACGCTCACTATAAAATAAACTCAGGTGCTACAGTAGCCAGTGTAACAAATATTTCAGCGTCCGGTACTGTAGAATTTGCAGATGTAAATAGTTCGATTATCAGTTATGACTCGTCAACTGGTAGCTTTGATCTAGGTGAAATAATAACGCAATCTAGCTCCTCCACAAACGGTGTAGTATCATTTGCTAATAGTACTAAGTTGGTTATAACAAGTATATCCGGTTCAGGTTTTGTAACTAGTGCTAATATAGTAGGTGTAACAACTAACACATATGCAAATGTCACTGCTATTGCTGCGAACCCAACTATCACATTATCAAATACTAGTGGGTCATTCTTGTTTGGTGTACCGTTAACTTCAAGTAGTGGTGGTAATTCCACTATGACTTCAGTATCGATTATTCCTAACGAGCAAACAGAGTATATCATTTCACCGAAAGTCACCATTACAGGCGACGGCGTAAACGCTGCAGCATACAGTTTAGTTAATACCACTACTACTGCGATATCGTCTATTGTTGTTTTTGATAAAGGCACAGGATATACAGAGGCAAATGTTTCTGTATCTGCTAATCCTAATTACGGTAATGGTGCAGTACTAACACCCTCTATTAGTCCTGTAACCGGCCATGGCAGTAACGTTGCTTTTGAGTTAGGCGGAAACTATACAAGCATAACTGTTACTTTTAGTAATACAAGTATAGAGCAATATAATTTGCCAGGTAGTGGCTCTTTTAGAACTGCTGGAATTATTAAAAATCCACTTTATGATAATGTATATCTAACTATTAATAGCTACGATCGTACCAAACTTACCCTGTCAGGTGCCAACACCTTTACAGTAGGAGAAGTAGTTTATCAGGCTAATATTGCTACGGGTATAGTAGTTTTCTCTAATACCTCTTTAGTAGAACTTCAAGGTGTAAAAGGTACATTTGATAAGACCGCTACTAATACAACAGTAATAGGCCTTTCTTCTGAAAATACTTCTACTATTACTAATACATCTATTAACGAATTTACAGTAGTAGCTAATAGCGTAGTGTATCAACAAAACTCTGGTGCGTTTGGAAGGTTAATATCGTCTAATAATACTACATTAAGATTATCAAATGTTGAAGGTGTATTCAGCTCAGGATATATTGTTTATGATCCAGTTTCAAATGCTTATGCTAACGTAACAGCAGTTAAGACCGCTAACAATACAAAAACTCTAACGTTTGGTTATTTTAATCAAATCGCAAGAGTTACACTTTCGCAAAAAACAGGCAACTTCACAGCAGGTGAATCATTACAGTTTATAACACCAATCGGTACAGTAATTGGTTCAGGTCTAGTTTATAACGCTAATAATGATACAGATCTATTGATTTCAGGTAATACAATATCGTTCACTACTAATGAATTAATAACTCAAGGCTCATCTGCTAACGGTATACTATTATTTGCAAATAGCACATATATGAAACTTACTAACGTTAAGGGTACTTTTCTTAATGGCGCTAACGTAGTAGGTGTAACTTCTGGCGCTAATGCTGCAGTAGGTACGGTACTTGGTGTTATTAGTGTAGCAGATGTAGATGGTATACTTACTGAAAGTACTGACAATATTATCAAAGGATTAACCTCAAATGCTCAAGGTTATGCCGAATACGCTAATAGTATTATCAGACCTAACCTAGTTAGAGATACAGGATCTGTCCTATATACTGAAAACATTTCTCCTGCAACTCGTACTGATGTAAGTACAGAAGCTGTTAATTTGATTATTAAGTTTTAAACTTAGAGGGTAATATGCCTTTAGAAACAAATCTCAATACTCCTCCATACTATGATGACTTTGATGCTAATAATAATTTTTATAGAGTATTGTTCAGACCCTCTACAGCTGTACAGGCTCGTGAATTAACTCAATTACAATCCATTTTACAAGACCAGGTTGAAAAGTTCGGCAAGCATATTTTTGTTGAAGGCTCTATTATAGATGGTTGCGGTATTACATTTGATGATAGACTAGATTACATTAAAATTCTAGACAATTATAGTAATGGTACTGCTATTTCATCGGTTGCAGATTTTATTGGTAAGAAAGTCTACTCATCTAATACTCTTCTTGAAGCTATTATCGTTAATGCCGTAGAAGGGTTTGAGGCTGCTAATCCAGATCTTAATACACTTTATATTAAGTATATCAATTCTGGAACATATGCTAATAACTCACCCCAGAAGAAATACGATCCTAATCAAATTGTGCAGATTCGTACCGTAGCTAACACTCTTTTCGGTACCGTAACTGTAGGTAATAGTTCTGTAAATTCTGTAGGGGTAGGTTATACTGTTAGTGTTACAGAAGGTACAATCTTTCAAAAGGGATTTTTTGTTCGCGTAGAGCCTCAGACTACTATCGTAACAAAATATAATAATCAGCCAGATAAATTATCTGTCGGTTTTAAAACTAACGAATCAATAATTACGTCCGATAGTGATGAAGATCTTCTTGATAATGCGCTCGGCTCTCCAAACTATAACGCACCTGGTGCTAATAGACTAAAACTATCAGCTAATCTAGTTGTACGTGCTACCGATAATACTAGTATTACCGCTAATACTGCCAATACAGATAATTTCTTTTCTATTGTTGATTTTGAAGGTGGTAGAGCTGCAGTAATTCGTACAGATCCCGAATATGCTAAACTTGGTAGACAGTTAGCAAAGCGTACCTATGAAGAGAGTGGTAACTATATTATTGATCCATTTGAGCTTGCAGTAACTGCCAACACTTCTAATTCTACCTATCATGTATTATCTGTTGATAAAGGCCTTGGTTATCCTCTTGGATACAGAGTTGAGTTTGCTGATAAGCGTAACCTAAATCTAAGAAAAGGCACTGATACTTCTTCTATCGATAATCTAGTCGTCGGCACTGGATATGGCAACTATATTTTAGTAAAAGAGTTTGTTGGTGTATTTGATACTGACTCGATTGTTCAAGTAAATCTATGCAATGCTACCGCTACAGCAATCACCAGTGGCACTTATTCAAGTACAACTCTACCTGCTAATACACTAGGTACCGCGTACGTACATTCTGTAGTTTACGATTCTGGCACACCTGGTACCGCTAATGCACAGTATAGAATGTATCTTAATAATATCAGAATGGCTAATGGGTATAATTTTGATAGCGTAAGA